GTGCGGGGAAACTTTAAGGAGGCTTACCAGCCTTTAAGGAACTCGCAAGTGCGAGCCCTAGCCCACCCCATGGAAAGCCGTTGCGAGCGATCCAGGCGATCACGCCAACTGGGAGCCCAGTCTGGGGGTAAACAGGATATACGGTAGCAATTACATGGCAAAGCCAACGGCTAAACCGCAGATACAACGAGGGAGACTTAGCTAGCCATCCACTTCGTCACGTCCGCGCGGAGCTGAATCGGGCACGCAACTGGACGTGGATTGAGGTGTGTCTAAGCAAAGTCCGTGAACAGAGCTGATCAACCGACATCGCGCTATCTGCTGATACACGTTCGGGTCCGCTCTTGGCAGAATTGCCTGTGCGGCGAGCGAGAGCACAGCAACATGCCCATCACGAGAGCGGTAACGAAGGCCGGAAGAAGTGAGGTGAACGGAAGCAGTGTCAAAGAAACCGGTCGTGTCGAACACGCAAACGCGCTCGACACACAAATAATCGGCAACTTGACGCGCCATGGCGAGTTGCGCACGTAAGCACTCGGTAGCAAGCATGGAACTGTACGAACCTCGGGTAGGCATAGTGTGGAACAGTCTGCGACTGATTACCAGTAACCACACAAGAACGAATAAAATGTAAAAGGCGTATAACGCGGGCATAACGAAATCAAAATTTCTAATAATTAGAGATTACGTCTCCTTCATTTAGCGTCATAGAATATGTCACCATCACGCGACACGGGGTTCCCGAAGAAATCAGACACCTTGCCACCGAGCCAGTTCCAAGCCGGCTTGATAAGCGGCTTAGCAAAGCGGTATGCCATGCTAATACCAGGCAACGTGGACAAGGTTGAGTCGAGCAGATCACCGAGCCAGCCCCAGTCGTTGTAAGCGGCCGGGTAGGCATGAGGCATCATGCTCCTGACACGATCAGCTGCATCAAGGGCGATCTGATCATAAGTAGGCTCGTGTCTTGTGAAATTGGCAAGCACGGAACCGGACGTGGGAATGTATTGAATCACGGTCCGCGTCTTCAACTTAAGTGAAAAGTTCGGGGAAATGCCCTCCATCCACACAACACCAGTGTTGTATAGCGGAGCGACATCATCGGCCAAGTTGAGGTCATAGAAGTACTGAGAGGGACCGTCGGCATATTTCGATGCAGGGATAGGATCCAAACAGCCACGATAGTACCATCTATTGTATACAGCAATAGGTTGCGGTCGAGGGGACTGGAACGGATTATCACGAGAAGACGACAATAATGGCATATAAAAGCCGTCAACAGCACGGGCCTGGTACGCCTGATGGTAGGTCTCAACCAAAGAAGAGGGCGCGCAATTGTCGCCTTCAAGGGGAAACACGTACTTAGGCGGTCCAGAATAGTGAAGTCGCTTACCGGCAACATTCTTCACGGTCTTGTCAGCATTGACCTCGACGGATTGGACAAAGTCATTGCCAACTGTTTGCGTGAGGACCGTGCCCTGTGCCAAATATTGACAAGCAGTGACAAATCCCTGAGTCTCGAGAGACGGGGCAGTAAAGATACCAGTCAAACCGCGAGACAATAACCTGTAACCCCTAGCAGCAGACAAATGCTTGTCCACATTAGGCAAATAAATAAAAGATTGGATGTATCCAGGAGAGTCCCCATTATTCAACAACTTGCCTTCTGTGGTAAAAGCGCTCCAATTAGGGAAACGCTGAACGAAGTTGGGAATGCCATCACTCAATGTGAAGGCAGTTGGCGTAGTCGGATACAGCCGGACCATGGCCACGTTGCGGAGCATGGGCAAGGCGAGGATGCAAAGAGTAATATCGGCCTTGGTCCAAGCATCTATCTTAGCATAAGTCGCAGCATCAAGCAACGTGGCTTGATTTTCGGAATTGGTGCCAGTGCAGTAGATAGCCTCACGGGGTGGAAAAGAGATGTTGAAATTATTGGAGTAATCGGCTATGCAGGTGGTGACGGCAGAACCATCAGGAAACCCGGCAACACTGGACATAGAAGGACCCATAGGGTTAAGGTACTGACGAAGCCAGGCAAGACCAGCCGATGTTATGGCAAAGGGACGCCTGGTGAGATTGGTGACGGTACGACGCGTAATGCGGGAAGGCTGAATGGCAACCGGGCCAACAGCGGCGGTAGCGCCGTTCCTGCGGCGCCGATTACGTCGGCGACGAGCAGAACGGGAGGTAGGAGCTTGGGGGGAAGGTCGCGCTAAGCGCGGTGATGCAGTAGATTGTTGTTGGTTCATAATAATAATAAAATTTCTACAACCTACGCGTAAAGAACAGACTTGACATCGCCCAATAGGGCCGTACGTAGGCCATCAATCTCGACGTCACGCTTCAGAAGGGCATACCGTCGAGGAACGAACGGTAGAGCCAACAAGTATTCCTCATACTGCAACTGCAATGCAGGAGATATACCGGTGCGAGCGGCAAAGGCGGCTCGCATCTCAGGACAGGGTTCGCAATAGTTGGGGACGACTTTAAACGGGATGTGAACCATCCAAGGGGCGACGCGGCGAACGGCCAATACTAGTTTGTTACGATTTCGCGGGTTAAGTAGTCTAGACCTAACGACATTCAGTATGTGACGGCAAAAAGCAGTGATAATAGGGGTAGACGGGTTAAGATTTAAAATGCTAAGAGCCTTGGCTACTATAAGGTTGTTGGAAAGACCATCGGCACAACAAACGTGTATCTTGGACAACGTGCGCAAGGGGTCGGAATACATACCCAACGCACCACGGCAGTCCAACAGGTACATACCGCAGAACGAACAGTCGTCGACATGGTGGTAATGATCAATCTTAAGCATGAAGCCGAGGTCGGGGATGATCTCGATCTCACCACCCATGGGTGTGGAACAACCAATAATTCCGTCATCTCCCTCACAAAAGAAAATGGCGTCCTTGTCATACGTAACAAGCCACGTAAGAAACGCGTTGAGGAGGCCATTGCCGACAGACGTATGAGGATCACCACTGCACCGAGACCCAGGCAGCGAGTAGGTGATACCATACTCACTAAATCCTGAGGTGACAAGTGTGGCGACAAGTGTCTGCCAGAATCTGGGATGGATAAGGGGCGGATAAACCAAGGACACCCAAGCGTGTTCATATTGCGATATGACCTCAGCACTTATAGACAAATCAAACCGGGAGTAGTCAATCTCATAGTAGTGGGGCCACCCAAGCAGGCTCGACATCTTAACGGCACGCGAGGGAATATCGCAACCCTTGATGAGAAACGGGAGGGCAGAGGCACGGTGTTCAATAGCAGAAAAGTAAGGACCCAACGTAGCGAGAGTGGCATCATTTCGCGGCGATATGTTTCGTGGGTCAGAACATTTGGCCATCGGTTCGACCTTAATGAAGTTTCGGACCTTCGTGTGGGCTGTCTGCACAAGCATGCTGCCGTGCAACTTCTCGTAAGCAAGACGCAACTCCCGCTGTCTTGCTAGTGGGTACCGAGATACCCATGAATCCAAGGTCAAAGGTGTCGTATCCTTTAAATCTCTGTCTAGGGCCACCAAATAAAAGACACCGGCGAGCTTCTGCAGAGGGCTGAGTTGTAGGTACTTGTTGCATAAATCGTAATAAGGACAACAATGACGACTCGACAAATGAGGAAGTGGCGGCGCGAGATAAAGTGTTAAATACTCCGTCGATAGACCAGCTGAGGAGGCGTAGCTGCGAAGCACTAAAGCGTTCTGATATAGCGATTCCCAAGTCAGGCTCAACGACGTGGGTGATATCTTCACCTCCCACCGCATGTGCATGGAAGAGAGTAGGCACCGACTCATCGCGCTCACACACTGACATGAAGAAATGAGGTCCGCACGAGGCAGTTGGGTCGGGGCAATCTGCGTAAGTGGTTCTCTTGGGATGACAAATGTTGTGCTCTTGGTCACGATCGGGGTCACGGTTCGTAGGTCGATGGGGCTTGCGCCTTGCTTTGCCCTTGTTAGACAGTACTCCAGAACTTCCGTACGTCGGCGAGCTCGAACAGAAAGAGTCGTCAAGAATAGACCCGGATTCGTGGTCGAGTAATACGTCGTCTGACGCCGAAGCGCTGTCACTAAACGTGGATGAGGAGACGGAACCGGCCGCAGCACCCGGGTTACCAAGCTGGATATCATGTTTGTCACTGTCTTGGCTGGCACCCGCGGCAGACTGGCCAAGATTGGGGGCACCAACAACCGTGGCCTCAGCACGAAATCGCTCGAGATTGAACGTGGTTGGATTACGCCCGAACATTTTCAGACGGAAAGGGGAAGTAACCATGTCATAGGTGGGCAGGTGAATGGAAGCCCAGTTCCATGGGGCGGCCTTCGCGCCAAAGAAGCGATGCAGTGCGTTGACAGTAAAAGACGTGAGAGCGAGAGGCATAATGTGGTTAAACTTAACGAGCACCCATGACAGACAATACGCCGTCCATGAGGAAGGGGCGGTAGAGAGGCGGGAAAAGCCAAAAGTCTTGAGACTTGCCTCATCGCACAAGTGAATTATAAAGTCTAATATCAACGTGTCGCGGGCATCCGTAAACCCAATTGCTCGACAACGATTTTGGTAATACGATCGCAAACTATCATAGAACTTGTCGTCACGAGCAGAGCGACAGAAGGTCGCGGCGCAATAATCAGCCAGAGACCGCGGGACGGACACACCAAACACATGATAGCTGTTTCCATCAACAGAATAGCTGATGAACCTCTTTTCATGCGGAGAATAATAATGAAAGTCACCCACAGTAGAGCAGCGCAAGTTGGTAGGATCGTCGCGGGTATACGTGCCAGCCACTGGGAACGCGTAATAAAGCGTGGTGTCATACAGCCGGCCCACTCGATAATATCGAAACGCACCGGTCGAAGACACAACAACGCCCTCATTATCCCATAAGTGGTATGGGTGCGGCCCGTAAACGGGCCCATCGCGAACAGAGGACGTGATAAGTCCGCCGGCGGCACGAATGTTAGCCTCAGCCACGGACAGAGAGTCAACACACGAATAATCATGGTTAACTATAAAGGTAGGCCCGACCACAGTTGAAGCAAGCTGATCAGGAGACATGTAGTAATCCACATGACTCAAGACACAAGCAGGGATGTCATATCGGTCCGGGCAATTTGAAGGGGCCCGACGGCATCCGACACCCCCATGATGGGTTTCGGGAACAAACGAGCCGTCCATGACAACCGGAGCACAACGATGGATGCGGTGACCAAGCTCGGCCCAGCGATCACAAGTGGCCGACACGAACCGAACATGGCGGAAATAGCGCAGCAACTGGTCGAGGCACCAGGACTCAACAACTTTGCGCTGAAACGTAAGACCCGAATGACCTCGAGACGGAGGGGCATTGACATCAGATATGGCATCCTCAAACTCAGCCCGCAATTCGGCCACAGAATAACCACGTACACGGTTGCGAACACGCACCACCCTGACACGGCTCGAACACACGATGGCAATGAACGAACCAGTGAGCAGAATGATAAAGACGAGCTGAAACCAGACTATCTGGTAATACATATACGCAGTGAAGGCCGTCTCAGCGACAGCACGCAAACCATCACTGAGAGTAGCATTCGCAATGCCAAGGCGGTCGAGCAACTCGCTGACATGGTAGGTGGTTGACTCGTACTTGGCCATGAGCCAGCCAAACGGGTGGACCACCGGTACTGTACGAGAGGCAACACAATACCAAGGTGTGCGATAACGGTAAACACGCACGCCAGCGGCATACGCGGCGACGCGGTGTTTATGCACAAACGAGTTGTAAGCGTCGGCAGCAGCGTACTCATAGCTGCACATAGTATCAAAGTCGTCAATCCAGTCCTCAATCCAATGTGATATAGGTGGGACCTGGCAGACGAGGTACAGCGCAATGAAGGCAGCGAATACGAGCTTAACCATGTTGTGTGGGATGACCTGCGGCCAATTACCAGTAACCACACGAGGCAGACGCTAGGAAGTTATGAGGACG